ATGGCATTACAGATGCAGCGCCAATCAATAACGCTTCGTTCACTGGAACATTTTCTGCTCCTTCTGGAACTATCACTAGCACGATGATCACTGACGGAACTATCGTCGACGGAGACATCAATGCTTCTGCAGGCATTTCGCTTAGCAAACTTGCTACAAGTACCGCTGGTAACATTATTGTTTACAACTCGTCTGGTGTTCCGACAGCAGTAACAGAGACAGGAGACATCACAATCTCCGACACTGGCGTTACAGCAATTGGCACAGGAGTGATCGTCAACACAGATGTTTCCACAACTGCAGCAATTGACCTTGGTAAGTTGGCAGATATTTCAACAAGTGCCCAGACAGCAAGCTACACACTCGTCTTGGCAGACAAAAACAAGTTGGTTGAAATGAGCGTCGCTTCTGGGAACACTTTAACAGTTCCGCCAAACTCATCAGTTGCATTTCCAGTAGGTTCTCAAATTAGAGTTCTTCAAACAAACACTGGTCAATGCACACTTACTGCAGGCGCTGGTGTTACGATAAATGGTACGCCAGGTCTTAAGCTTAGAACCCAGTGGGCATCTGCTACACTGATTAAACGAGCAACAGACACCTGGGTAGCAGTAGGAGACCTTTCAGCATGAGCATGACATCTGGTGACGTAGAGAGTGGCGGCAAACAGCCGACTGCACCTGTAATTGGTACGCCAACTTGGGTATCGAGCACTGTCGCTTCAGTAGCTTTTACTCCGTCAACATATACCGGTAAAGGCACAATCTCTTACACAGTAACTGCAAGCTCTGGTCAAACTGGAACTGGATCTTCAAGTCCTATTCAAGTCACTGGGTTAACCGCTGGCTCAACAGTTACTTTCACTGTCACAGCTGTTTCAGTTACTGGCGTTCAGTCTAGTGCATCTGGCACAAGCGCATCGCTTGTCATGGGTATTGCTCCGTCTGCTCCAACAATCGGAACAGCAGTCATCGTGCAAAACGTTGATAGAAATATCGACGTCCCATACACTGCAGGATCTACAGGAACCTCTGGCTCTGTAACATATACAGCCACTTCTTCTCCTGGTGGAATTACAGCAACTGGCGCATCGCCAATTCGCGTTTCTGGTCTTACAGCAGGCACTGCATACACATTTACAGTTACCGCGTCTACAATATACGGCAGCGCCGCATCTTCTGCATCTAACTCCGTAACTGCAGGCAACCGCCCAGGCGCTCCAACAATCGGTACAGCGTCCATTGTGCAAAACGTCGATAGAAATATCGACGTCCCGTACACTGCTGGTTCTTCTGGAACTGGATCAACTACGTTTACAGCTACATCTTCGCCTGGCAGCATTACAGCAACTGGTGCGTCACCAATTCGCGTTTCCGGTCTTACAGCGGCTCAGGCGTACACGTTTACAGTCACTGCATCTAACGCCTACGGCTCGCAGACATCAGCCGCGTCTAACTCTGTAACTGCAGGAAACAGGCCATCAGGCGTAGCGGCTCCTACTGTTACAAACAACAACCAGTCCGGCAACTACAATATCTATGTAAGTAGTTACACTGGTGGAACGGGGGGACAGACAAACGTCACTTTTACCGCTTCTACTGGTCAAGTTGTCAGTACAGGCAGCCCCAGCACAAGCTATAACGAATGGGCTATATCTCCTCTTGGCACTTCACGAACATTTACGGCTACAGTGACAAACGCCTATGGTACATCGGCAGCTTCTGCTGCGTCTGCTTCAGTGGCAAACGGGTTCAGGCCAGGGTTTGTCAACAACCTTAGCTTAGCTGCAGGAAACGCAGCAATGACGGCGACGTTTACTGCACCGTCGTCTGGGACAGGCGCACTAACCTATACTATTCGGTGGTATACGAACTCCAACAGAGCGCTTGTAGGTACTAGTACTGGCAACGCGGGCTCACCAATCACTATCTCTGGTTTGACAAATGGCACAGCGTATTTCGTGCAAATAAATGGTGTAAATGCATATGGTTCAGGACTGAGTTCAGAGTCACTTGCAGTCACTCCTGTCGCGCCTCCTTACTTCCCACCTTATTTCCCTCCGTACTTCCCTCCTTACTTTCCTCCGTACTTTCCTCCGTACTTTCCTCCGTATTTCCCTCCTTACTTCCCACCTTACTTTCCTCCGTATTTCCCACCTTTCTTCCCACCGCACTTCCCACCTTTCTTCCCACCAGGATTTAAGTAAATAGCAAATCACTTTCGCGAGTAGCACATGCACGACGACTACAAATTAGAAGCAGCAGATCCAGCTAACATTGTGATCATCGAAAACTTTATTTCTGCTGAACATCTTGATGCTATTTATGACTATTGCTACAGCATCACTGAATGGGAATCTCAGTCTATTGCGCAAACTGATAAAATCAGCACGGGCGCAACGATGAAGAAGAATTCGCCAGAAGTCTATGACATAATGTCGTCATACCTAAATAAAGTGCAAAAGGCTGTTGAATATAAGTTCGGCAGAAAGCTAGAGCCAAGTGTACCAGGTATTCGTCGCTGGGATGCTGGAGAACGCCAAGGGCCGCATGCTGATGGAGAAACAGTGCACGGCGTCGCCACAGACACATATATTGTCGACTACGGTTCAATAATGTATATAAATGACAACTACGACGGTGGAGAGCTTTACTTTCCAGCATATGGAATTGACTTTCAACCTAAAGCTGGAACACTTGCATTTTTTCCGTCAAGTACGTACTACGTCCACGGCGTAAAAGAAGTGATTGCTGGCGTACGATACACTTCACCGCACTTTTGGGTCCCAACAAAACATAAACGACTAATTGAAATGACAAAAAATGAACAACAATCAGTCCATTAGACCTATATACAATCTTCACATTCCTAGAACATCTGGCACTAATACGCTGTTTGCTCTGCAGCGAGAAATCGCGCGCATGCCAGAAGCTAATAAGAACAAACTAAATAAGCATAAAGAACCAGAGTACGCGGATCTTAATATGTATACTCCAGACGTCTTAGAGTTCATCTATGACCACGACAAGATGAAGAATTATAACTACATCTCAGGACATTTTGCCACAAATCCAATACACGAAATCGACAACTTACTTACGTTTTCTATAGTGAGAAATCCAGTAGATCAGTTTGTAAGCACTATTGCGTATAGATGCATGACCGCGCGAGTGCCGTTTACTTCACACGAACTGGACCTGTACATAGATGGCATGTACAAAATATGGGGAGAATTTGAAGGATTCTCTGGCATTGACAATCCGCAATCGCACTTTCTTTCACAAAAACTTGCCGCGTTCGAGCTAGAAAAAAGCAATAGGGGAAACGGAAGCTTAAAAGGAATGGCATTTGTAGGCTCACCGCAAAGTCTTGCCGACGTTCGTCAATTTACAGATGACATGATCATTAGCACACTTGAGAATCGGCACATTGCAATCGATAAAATAAATGTGGTACTGCAAAAACAATTCGGTATCACTATAGAAAACGATACAAGAAAAGTCAATAGCACTATGAAGCTTCGTTTTGAGATCTCTAAAGATCAAATGAAAAAGATGAAAGCCAAACTAGAACTTGACGAAGAAGTGTACCAGCACGTGAAACAGCAAGAGAAAAACGTGCCAAGTAGAATAAATAAAGCTAAAAAAGAGCCTCAACAAAAAGTCCAGTTGGCGCCACAAAAAGAGTCAATAGCGCAGATGTTTGGCACAGATTCTTCTATGATACGCGTCATTGACAATTTTATTCCTAGCAACGATATCGAGAAGATCGTGGAAATGGCTTCTAAAATAACTGAATGGCGCCACGAAGAGCCTGGAACAGAGTGGCATGTACGGTTGTCGGATGCTGATAGCCTAGTTAAATTAAATTCAGATACTTACGGTATTCTTGAAACGTACGCAAGGGCAGCCAAGAATTGCGCAGAAGAACTGTTTAACTGCACTCTTAAGTTTAGAAAACCAGCGCTCGTAAGATGTATAGCAGGAATGCACCAACCGGAGCTGCACACTAACAAACAAAATCTAGACGGCTATCTTAAAGAAGGAATTGGCGACGGCGATCTGTCAGCTGTCATGTATCTCAATGACGACTTTGAAGGCGGCGAGCTCGTGTTCCCGCAGCACGATGTGCGCGTAACACCCACAGCGGGGCGTATTGTAATCTATCCTGGGGACAACGCGTACCTCCACTACGTCGATCAGGTCACTGCCGGTGTCCGCTGGGCGTGTCCGCTATTCTTTTCAGTAGACGAAGAAGCATATCAACACACAAAAGAACAAGAGAAAAAAGATGTCTAGTCCATGGAAAATTGCACCAGGGCATTTTGGAGACTCTCCAGAAAACATTGTCACAATAGAGAACTTCGTTGAACTAGAAGATCTTAAAATTATTCAAGAGTTCTGCCCGACTATCAACGAGTGGAATAACGAAAAAGAATCCGTGTATGCAGAAGATGGTACATGTCTTTACAATGCAGACTACTGGAATGATCGCCAGTGCAGCAATGATATTCTTGAAAGAATCAATCCTCAGGTATGGAACATCATTGACAAATACATAACTAAAATGCAATTGGTCATTGAAGATAAGTTTAATTGCAAAGTAAGTTCTAGACCCCCAGTAATCATGAAATGGCGGCCTGGAACTGAACAGCGCCCGCACGCAGACAAGCAATTAAACGATGGCCAACCGAACGCGTTCCCAGACTACGACCTCAACTCATTGATTTACTACAATGACGACTTTGAAGGCGGTGATCTTTTCTATCCGCAACACGACATCGTAGTTCGCCCAAAACCTGGCCTCGCGGTGTTTCACCCAGGAGATGTAAACTATCTTCACGGAGTGTCAATGGTAACGAGTGGATACCGATACACGACACCGTCTTTCTACACGATTGAAGAATTCATATGATATTCGCAGTTATATCAAATTTTATAGATAGAGAAACATGCAACAATCTTACTGATCTTTTATCTACTTGCGAGTGGGAATCAGTTGTAAGAAATGACGTTGACATTTTTAGCATAATGACAACTGATATTGACGAGATACACGCTATTGGATCAAAGCTGTGGAATGCGCTCGAGTCTCAGGTGTCTAAAGTAGCTAAACGTCAAATCGTAAAAGAAACGTCGGAGGCGGCGCTAGCGTACACACGATATAGCACTGGCCAAGGACTAATGTGGCATTCTGATGGCGGTGACGGCGCGCAGACAAATACATCAGGAAGAAAGATCGACGTCTCGGCTATTGTATACTTAAACGATGAGTATAGCGGTGGAGAGTTGTCTATGGCAAAAGCAAATAGCCGAGTAAACAACGTCTTTATGGTTAAGCCATCTACAGGGGACCTTGTCATAATTGATGGCGCAACGTGGCACGAGGCACTGCCAGTAGCTAGCGGAACAAAATACGTGATGTCTGCAAGATGGCAGCTAGATCAAGGATAGAACAGTTTTATGAGTACCCCAGCAAACCCTAACCACATAAAAATAATAGATAATTTCGTAGAACCAGAAGATCTTGCAGTGCTCGACAACTTGTGTAGAAGCAATGCAGGCAACGTTTGGTGGAGTGAAAAAAGTATGCCAACGCAGGACTACGTGTATTTTGCACTCGGGGACTACAAAGAGCATTGCGCTAAAGCCCGCAGCGAGGGGGCAAATGCAAATGTGCATCCGCTCTTGGGCAAGTACATGAACAAATTAAGAACAATTATTAGTTACGAAGCCGGGCATCAGCTTGTTCCGATATTTGATTTTTGTCGAATGGAGACACCTGTCGGTGGGTCTTGCCCTGGGCACACAGACTCAGAAGGCCACGGTATAACTGGGACAGCGTTTCTTCCAGAGTACT